TAATTAGGTAAATTTCTAGTGCAACCATTTGAATTTACCTCCTTATAACTTTGAGATAAGCTTAAATTGTTACAAAGGAGGGCATAATTTCTTGCAGAAAGTTCTTTCTCTTTTATTTCTGTGTTTCCAAAATTTGCTTTGACATACATTACGATTGCTTCTGTAATAAGTGCATCATTTTTTAGTACATTTATTCCTTGTCTTTGCAAGTCACTTTTTGCTGCGTCTATTTTTAGTTGTATTTCATCATCTTTTATCGTAGAACTTTCATTAACACTTAATGATTGCTTACATAATTTCATTAAATCAGCCATTGTATCCTCCTTTGATTTTTAATTAAGCATTTGTTGGTTTTGCTACTAGTGTAAATGCTTTATCTGCTACTGCTTCAACTGCTCCAAATCTTCTTCCTAGTATTCTTACTAAGTCTTGAGTCATTAGAGTATTTTCATCATATTTGATTTCAATTCCATCTCCCTTAGGGAAGTTAGCTAATGCACCAATATCTAAATCTCCTACAATTGCATATACTGCTCCTGCTGTTGCTGTATCGTATGCTGGTAAAGTGTTGTTAAATACAACATCTAATCCTTCAAATACATCTACTCCATATCCGTTAGCATATTGAACATTTTTGAAGTTAGCATAAGTTAATTTGTTCATAATGATTGTTGGATTTGTAGCTTCATCACTTAGGTTAGCTACTGCTGTTGCTATTGTTCCTACTGCTGGTGCAGAAGTTACTTTGTTAGCTGATACTTTATCGTAAATTCCATCATTGTTAGCTGATAGACTTTGTGGTAAAGCTGCGATTTTTCCTACTAGGATATCTGCTGCTTTTTTAGCAATTCTGTATGTTAATTCATCGTAGATATATCTTAGGAAAGCTTCTCCTCTCATATCTATAACTTCATCTGATACAGAAATCCATTTTTTGATAGATTGTGGCACTAGAGTTACTACTCCAAGTACTAATTCTTCTTCTGTTACAGCTGTGTCTCCTTCTGCGTGAACAGCTGCTGGATCTCCAGATACTTCAAATTGTACTTTTAGATTTCCTTCAACAGCTATTTTTCTAACTTTAGCCATTAATTCTTCTTTATTCCAAGCTGTTTTAACAATATCGTAAACAACATCTGGAACTTCTACATAATTACCTGTTTCAGTAGAATTAGTTGTAAGTAAAGCTCTTTCTTCAGCTTTAACTTCATATCCTCTTACTAGATTTGATTTTAAGTATTCTGCGTATGCGTTAATATACTCTTTAGAGTTTTTTCTTTCTTCCATTTTTACCTCTCCTTTTCTTTCTACTTGTGTTAAATCTTTAACACTTCTTTCTTCTAAATTTTGAGTGTCTTTTAATAGACTTCTCTCTTCTTCTGGAGTTATTTCTCCTTCTTTTTTAGTTTCTTCAACAACTTCTTCTGCAGTTTCTTCAGTTGTTTCTTCAACTACTTCTTGAACTTCTTTATCTGCTTCAATTTCTGCCATTCTTGCTTCTAGTTCTTCTTCAGTTGTAGCAGATTTGATTAGTTCTTGTTTTTCTTCTAGTGTCATCTTGCTGACCTCCTTCTTGAAAATATTTATTATAAAATCCTATTTGCTTCTACCAGCAAAAAAAGAGCAGTTCTACCACCACTCTTTTAAAAGGATTTATAAACTTATTAATGCTAGATATTTTTTCTTCTTGAACTCTAGCTCTTCATGTTTTTTCTTGTTCTCTTCGTATTTTTCTTTACTTCTTGCATAAACTTCTGTATCTTCATAAGCTGGTACATCTACAACAGAAACATCATAAAGCTTGTCTATTCTTAAAATTCTTCTTGTATCTGTTTCGTAATCGTATGTATCTTCAGCTACTGTGAACGCAAAACTCATTTTAGTAAGTAGTCCACTTTGTATCATTTTATACAAGTCTCTGTTTTGAGTTGTATCTATAAGTTCGGCTCTTACTAATAAGCCGTGTTCATCTACACTTAACTGCAACGAGTTATTTCTTGTACGTGCCATAATCAATAGCTCATCACTATGGTTATATTTCATACATACATCACTCATATCGCAATCATTTAAAGCATCTCTTGATATTATTTCTCTGCAATAACCTAAATCTGTTAAACTCTCAAATACTACTGCATATCCTTCGATGACCATTTTCTCATCATCTTTAGCTCGAAGTTCAACTATTCTTGCTTCTTTAGTATTATTCATTTGCTTTACCTCCTTGATAATCATTTGCAATAGAAGAATCTATATTGTTTAAGCTTTGTAGTATTTTTGCTCCTTCTTCTCCACCTAGAGGGTGCATATCTAATAACTCCAAAGCTGTGTCTTTTGTTACTAATCCATAAGGAAGTATTGTGTTTATTAATTTAATCTTTTGATCTAAACTTGCGTATTGTAATCTATGAGTAGTAAATATAATCTTGTGTCCTTCTTTAATTGATGCTTGATTAAATATAGCGTTTGTAAATGCTTCTTCAAATTGTATTGCAAGTGGCTCTATAACACCTTCATAAAATGCGTTCCATTGCTCACTTGTATAATCGTTTCTTATTATGTTTTCAGAAACACCAAAATAATCGTAAATATTTTGATTTACTGTCTCCATTTGCTCTTTTGTTAGAGTTATAGGTTTTAAATCTATTGCTTGAAAACTTGCTTTACTATCTAGTGCAGCAATTCCACTATGATTTCCTATTCCAACAAAATCATTTACAAAATCATCTCTATTTTTCTTGATATCTTCACTCTTTAGCATAGAGTTTGTAAATGTTAGTATTCCTTTGATGCTATTTGACATTTTAATAGCATTTTTTGTACCTTCTGATGAAATATGTGCTGTATCTAAATCTGTCTTTAAAATGGCATTTGAGTCTCCAAAGAAATCATCTCTGTTATAGTTTCTTCTTAAATGTATTAACTCTTCATAAGGTAATACATAAGTTTGACCATTTATGAACTTAAATTTTAAATAAACTCTGTTTGTTCTGTCTTTTAATAGTTTTTGCTCATAAGAAATAATTGGATAAAAACCAGTAATATAGCCTTTATTATCTTTTGCTATAAATACAAATGCGTTGTTATAAGCATAGAGTTGAGATGTTATCTTATAGATAAAATCATAAGTACTCATAATTGGATTTGGTTTATTCTGTAACATAAAGTTTATGTCTCCATATATTGGATGATTTATATCTTCTTGTATATGCTTCGGTGTCATTTTAGCTGCTTGAGTAGCTATTCTATCAATAGCCGTTCTTGCTACCTTGCTATCGTATGTTTCTTTACCAAAATCACTAAAATGTGCATCATAACCATTTAGCATCTTGTACGAATACAAATCTGTTTTATCAGTACTCTCTTTCTTGCCAAATATTGTTTGAAATAAACTTCTTTTCTCTTTCATATCTATTCTCCTTGCATATTTAGATAATCATTCATCTTTTCAAAGAGAACAACGTAAGCATTTATTAAACTTACTGCTCCATCTATTCTCTCTCTTTGATGCTTTCCTTTAATAGGTCTTATATTTTCGTTCTTATCTATTTCTATGCTTGTGTTTAATAAGCACCACTGCGTTATTGGATTTCTGTTATAGTTGACTTTCTTCTCCTCAAGGTCTGCTGCTAGTTCTTTCATAGGATTACTCATAGTTTTTGCTCCTTGAACAACTTTAACCATATCAAATCCCACTCCAACCATTTCATCTATCCAGTATGGAGCTGACCACGGATCATATCCAATCCATAAAGGCGATATGTCATACTCTGTGTGCATTTTATAAAACCACTCTGTTACATCGTGAAATTTTACTTTTGCACCATCGCACACTGTTAAAAGTCCTCTATCTCTCCATACATCGTATGGTACTTTATCTTCGTTATTTTCTAATTTAGTTTCTGGAATAAAATATTGTTGTATAACATACTTTTTCTTATTCTTCAGAACAAGTAGAGTTGCACAGGTTAAATCTGTTGTAGCTGACAAGTCAGCTCCACCTATTGCATAGCTTCCTTTTAAGTCTTTTAACTCAAATGTCTCTTCGTTATGTATAGTTTCAAAATTTAACCATTTCTCTTCTGTATTACTTCTTAAATTGAAGTCTTTACAAAGCACACCATTTTTTCTTGAAGGAGAATCTTTAGCAAGTTGTACCATTTCTGCTAAGTACTTGTATTGCTTTATAGTTCCCAAAGCTGGATTTGCTTTCATCCAACACTTGCTATCCAACCACTCATCTGGAGCATCTAGTTCATATAATAAAGGTAAGAACGCATCGTTTTTAATAGTGCCATTTAAAACACCATTTGCGTACTCGTATATTTCATCAAATATGTTTTCTCTGGTTGTTCCAGCAGTTGTTATCATTACAACTAAAGGCTGTCTCCTACTTGAAGTACTTTGTTTCATTACTTCATAAAGATTCTTGTCTTTTATTGCGTGTAGTTCATCTATTATTACTAAGTGTGAGTTAAGACCATCTAATGTATTTGAATCACTGGATAATGGTTGAAAAGAACTAAATGTCATTGGCATATACATATCAGTTCTACGTTTTTTAACCAAAGCACTTATTTCTGGAGATTGACTACGCATCGCAACTGCAC